ATAGACCTTGTAATGGTCGAGGTCCGCCTCGCCGTTATCGTTCCAGTCGAGGGAGACGAGGGAGTTACCGGCGGCTGCCACGAGGTTCGTCGGCGCGGCCGGCGGGGTGTCCGCCGGTGGCGGTCCGCTCGGGGTGAGCTCCGCCGTGTAGGCCGTCCGCGCGGATTCGTTCGGCCCAGGTGACGGCGCCGTGTCGAATGCCGAGATCCGGTAGCGGTACGTGTGGCCGTTGACGGCCGTGTCGTCGTCGTACGAGGCAACGGAGGAGCTGAAGCGGAGCGCTGGCTGGAAGACCCCTCCAACCTTCTCCTCCCGGTAGACGAAGTAGCCAGCGAGGTCCGGCTCGGTGTTGGCGTCCCAGACGAGCGCGATGGAGTTGTCCCCCGGAGTTGCGTCGAGCCCGGTCGGCATTGCGGGCGGGGTGACGTCAGGCACCGGCGGCGGCGGTCCGGAGACCACCTGCCCGAGGACCCCTCCCCAGAGATCAGCCCCCCACGGTGATGGCCCTACGCCGTAGCTCATGGCAGCGCGTCCACCTCCACGCCGATCTTGTAGAAGGTCGTGGCCGCAGCCGCGGTCTGCTGGACGAGGACGTCGACCTGCGTTGCGCTGGGAGTTCCTACGATGACGATCTCCCGAGCCGCCGGCAGGTTCGTCCCGGAGAAGCGGAACATGGTCACCCGGAAGTTCTCGGGGAGCGGGGTCACGTCGAGGTCGAGCACGACGGAGAACGTGTCCGTGCCTCCGTCGCACGCCTCGCCAGGATCCGCCGGATGCTTGAAGACGCCGTGCGTCTTCCAGTTCCGGTTGTTTCGCGCGTGCGTCGTGGTCGAGTCGTTCTGGACCCGGTTGCCAGACGTTCCACCGATGAAGTTGCCGAGGAGCGACGTGTCGGCGGCCGCGGAGGTGATCTCGATCGACTTCGTGGATCCCTCGATGTGGCAGCCGATGAGAGTGTTCCGGTCGCCAGCGATGCGGAAGCCGCGGTCCCCGCAGTTGAAGGCGACGCAGTTCTCGAAGGCGTTGTCATCGCCGTTCGTCGCGAGGACCTCGAAGCCGATGTCCGGGCCCTCGATCGTGACGTTCGAGAGGCGGCACCGCTTCGCCCGCTGGACGAGACCGAAGCAGACGTTCGTTGCGTGGCTCGTCCCGAGGATCCGGACGTTCGAGATGACGCTCCCGTGTGCGCCGTTTCCGAAGGTGCCGTCATCCGCCTGGAGGTCGATCCCGCCCGCGATCGTTGCCACCCCCTCGAAGGTGCAGCCGGTGACCACGACCGGTCCCCAGGCGACGAGGCCCAGCCTGTAGGAGGAAACTCCGAAGGCCGGCGTGGAGAAGTGGCAGCCGGTGATCCGGTTCCCCATGTTGTCATTCGAGCGGTTCTGGATCTCGACGAGGTTCGAGACGCACTCGGTAAAGTGACAGCCCTCGAGCGTTAGGTATTTGCAGCTCCCTCCAGAGGCGCCGGAGAGGAAGACCGCGTCACGCTTGCAGCGGATGATCTCGACGTTCTTGAGCGTCAGCCGGGTCGTCTTCTCGAGGTAGATACCGTCAAGTCCCGAGGGGCAATTTGCCTCGTTGCCGTCGATCGTCAGGTCGCGGAAGGTGCAGCGATCGACGAGCGCGGTCGACTTGAACATCGATTTCGTGGAGCTCGCCTTGAGCTTCAGTATCGTTGCCCCCATACCCGCTCCCTGGATCGTCAGGTTCGAGTGCGGGAGGAGATCCCCGTCGATGACGTAGGTCCCCGGCGGAATGATGAAAAGGCTCGCGGGCGCCAGGCCGTTCACGAAGGCGGTCGTGTCGTCCGTCGTCCCGTCGCCCTTCGCTCCCTTCTCTGTGGCGTAGATGGTCTGCGCCCCGATGTCCACCGCCTTCGCCTCGAGGTCGTCCCGGAGCTTGGAGGTCGAGATGAGCGCGATCTTGTAGACGACACCGGCCACGTTCTTCGCGCTCGCGGCGAGGCCGCCCTTCCCAGTCTCCTGCCCGCGGATGACGGTGAACACGTCGGTGTTCCGCGCGGTCATCCGGACGATCTCCCGGTTCGGATCGTCCGCCGGGTTGGGGTACGTGGTCGCGTTCCACCAGACCAGGTTGCAGGGGGTTGTGGGGAACCTGGAGCCCTCGCCGGTGGCGACCTGGATCGACGTGGCCGAGGAGCTGTAGCCCTGGCTCAGGGTGGCGATGGCGAAGTTGAAAACCTCGTCGAGGGTCGGCATCCATGGCTCCTGGACGCCGGTCCGCGAGGGACGCCGGTCCGTAAAGGTAGGAGGGGGGCAGGCCTTGGGTCAGCCAGCCTACCCCCCTGTTGGGGCAGTCTCCCTGTGATGCTACGCCAGAGGGCTAAACGAAGAGGATTTTCACGAGGAGGCTCGTGCCCACCTGGCCGAGCGCCATGAGCCACTCCATGAGCTCCTCGTGCCGCTTGCGGCGGCTCTCCGTGTCCTGGTCCAGGCTTTCAGCGTCGGCGAGGGCGTCGGCCGTCAGCTCGCCGAGGGACCCTGCTCCCCGAATGAAAGCGAGCCGGGTCGCGAGCGATGCCGAGCCGCTCCAGCCCGAGAGGAGCTCCTTCAGCTTCTCGGGGCCCATGCTCTCGAGGAGATCCGACCGGGCCATGGTCGCCTCGATCGCGTCGATGGAGGCCTGCCAGAGCGGAGCCTCGCCGGCGGAGGCGTTCATCATGGAGTTGAAGGCCGCCTCGTGGGCGTTCTGGAGGGATTGAAGTAGCCAGCTCATACGCGCTCCTTTCTATGGCTGCTCGATCGCCCGGCGTACGGCGCTCCAGTCAGCTTCCTCGCCCAGAATGTAGGCCTTCATCTCGTCGGCGCTGGCGGTCCCTGCGCGGACGAGCTCGGCAGCCCTGCGGGCGCGGGCCTCGCCGGCGATGACGCTCTCGCGCACGCGCGCGGGGATCCCGCACCCGGCGAGCAGGACGAGAATGGAAAGTGACAGCAGGGCTCGATTCATGTGGGTCTCCTTTCACCCGAACGCGTTTCCGAGCTTCTTCCGAAGGACGAAGGGCAGCTCCTCGGCCATTGTGCGCGCGAGGGCGCGCGCGTTGGTCACGAGGGTGTTCTCCACCTTGATGGTCAATGGCTGCGGCTTGAAGCTCCGCACCATGGCGGCGATACCCGAGTCCATGGGGTCCTCCGCCGTGGCGGCCGTGAGGTTCGGCCCAAGCACGACGCCCATGACCCCCTCGACAACGTGCCGCATCATCGCGAGGAGCTCGTCCAGGGGAGCCACCACCTCGGTGCCCGCCTCGCCGATGAGGGCGTGCGTCGGGCCCGTCGTGATACCGCCCTCCTTCAGGGTCTTCCCGCCGTGGCTCGAGCTCAAGGCCTTCGCCGCACCGATGGCGGCCGCAGCCGCCGCGATGCCGAGCGCGAGACCCACGATCGGGAACTCCGCGTAAGCCGCGATGGACCCGTACACAATCTCCGTGATCTTCACCGCCACGTACTCGATCAGCATCTTGAGGACCCAGGCGATGAGGTCCGCGGCGAGAGAGGCGAAGACGCCCGACATGGCGTCCGCGAAGTTCGTCCCGCTGACGAGCATCTGGACGAAGGCATGGGCAGCCGCCTCCGCGATCCTGTTGAGCCCATCGACGATGCTGACGAAGACGTCGGCGCTCGAGACCCGGATGTCCTCGAGCCAGGTCGTCATCGCCTGCTGCATTGTCTCGAAGTCGGTCTTGAATCCCTGGATCTCCCCACGCGCCTGCTGCCAGTTGGCGACGAGCGCCTGGAAGGTCTCGTCCTGGCGGAGCTCCTCGGTGCTCGCGCCGGCGGCCTCGAGCTTGGCCGCGTAGTCGAAGACAGCGGTCTCGGCGTCGCGCAGGTTCTTCTCGAGGCCCTCGAACTGGCCGGCGAGCTTGGGCCCGAACTCGATCGTTGCCGCCAGGCCCTTGAGCCTCTCGAGGGTCGCGACGGCGTCCTTGACGCCCTGCGTCTCGCCGATCTCGATGTCGGTGCGCTTCTGCTCCTTGCCCTTCGCGATCATGTCGGCGATCGCGCCCTCGGTCTCCTTGATCTTGGCGCCCAGGACGTCGAAGCCGCCGAGCATCCTGCCCGTGAGGTCGATGGCCGCGAGGGTCGCTCCGAGCTCCTTGTACGCCCTATCCGCCCCGGCGACGACCTTGGCTGCCTCCTCGGTCTCCTCGTTCGACTTGAGCTGCTCGAGGCGTAGGAGCTTGATCGTGTTCGCGAGCTCGAGGACCCGCTCGTCCTCGGCCCCGAGGAGCGGGACAAGCTCCTCGAGAAGCTGGACGTCGATCGCGATCTGCGCCGCGAGTCGCTTCTGGTCATCGCCCAGGAGCTTGAAGGAGTCATTCGCGCGCTTCGATGCGTCGGCCGCGCGATTCCACGCCTCGTCGATTCCAGCCTGCTTCGCCTCTTCAGCGATGCGCGCCTGGATCGATCGCAGCGCCTCGAGCTTGTGGGTGAGCCCGGCCGCGCGGGTCTCCATCTCCTTGAAGGCCGGGCCGAGCTGCGTCCTGTCTCCGCCCTTCGCGACCTTGTCCAGCCATTCGTTGATGGCCTTGAGCTCGGCCTCGAGCTTCTGGATCTTCTCCGTACCGCCGAAGTTCTCGAAGGCGGTGCTCAGGATCTTGACCTTCTCCGCGGCCGTGGTCGCAGCTTCGCCGAGCTTCCTCGACTCCGCGGCCGCCTTGCTCATCCCGAGAGTGAAAGTCCCGATCGCGAGGACCGCGACCGCGACCGCTGTCCCCAGGACGACAAGAGGATGTTTCGAGAGGAATGCGAGAGCGACCGAGGCTCCCTGGGCCGCCTTCGTCACCGCGGCGAGGATCAAGAGGAGTGGGCCCAGGCCGGCGACGAGCGCGGCGAGGCCGACCGTGGCGAACTGGATCGACTCCGGCAGGTCGTGGAAGCCGCCTATGACGACGGTCATCACCTGGAGGAGGCCGCGGAAAGCGGTCATGGCGACCTTGAGCGATGGGATCAATGCGTCCCCGAGCCTTGACGCCGCGATATCCACGCGGTTCTTGAGCATCTCGAGCTTGGAGCCGGTCGTCCCGTAGGCGATGCCGACCGTCTCCGTCAGCGTGAGGTTCCGCTCCCACTCCGCCCGACCCTTCGCCACGGTGTCGCGTAGCGAGTCCTGCGCGTTCGACAGGTTGAGGACGACCCGCTGCAGGCGGTCAGCGTCGAGGCCGAGCTCCTCGAGGGTCCGGAAGGTCTGGCTCCCCTCCTCCGTGATTCCCTGGAGCCCCTCAAGGAATGTCGCGATCGCGTCGGCAGCGTTCTTCTTGAAGGCGACTGCGAACTCCTCCGAGCTCGTCCCGGCCACGGCCGCGAAGTCATCGAGCTCCTGGCCGCCCTTCTCGACCGCGCTCGCGATCTTCACCATGAGCTTCGAGATCGCCGTGCCGCCAGCCTCGGCCTCGACGCCCGCCGAGGCGAGCGCCGCGGAGAAGCCGAGGATCTCCGCCTGCGTCATTCCCACGACCGTGCCGGCGCCGGAGATCCTGAGCGCGAACTCGGTGATCTGCGCTTCCTGCGCCTTCGTGGTCTTACCGAGCTTCAGGATCGTGGAGGCGAGGCGATCGAACTGGGTCTCGGGTAGGCGCGTGATGTTCGCGATCTTCGCGAGCGCCGTCGCGGCGTCGATGGCGGATAGGTTCGTGGTCTCGCCCATCGCGATCATGACCTCGGTGAACTGGAGCACGTTCTCCGAGGCGATGCCGAGCTGCCCGGCCACCGAGGCGACGGCCGCGATCTCCTTCGTGGTCGCGGGGATCCTCGTCGAGAGGTCCTCGAAGCCGTGGCCGAGCTTCTTCAGGTCCTCCTCGGTGCCGTCCACGTTCTTCCGGACGGAGGCCATTGCGGTCTCGAAGCCGATAGCGCTCTTGAGCGCACCTGCGGCGAGCGCGGCCATGGGGGCGGTGATGGCGAGCGACAGGCCGACGCCTGTGCGCTGGAGCTTCTCGCCCACCTTGTGGAGCTTCTGCTCGACCTTGCCCATGGTCTCGTCGAAGCCCTTGAGACTGGCACCGATCCTGACGAAGAGCTCCCCGAGGTTCATGTGTCCTCTCCGTAATCGGGGAGATCGACGGTTTGCCCCGCGAGTGCGTGGTGGCAGTCTGAGAGGAACTGGATGCGGCCGTCAGTGACGAAAGAGTGGCAGCGCTGCTCCGGCACGCTCCCGAACACCATGAGTGACGGGCTGAAGGTGGGCTTCTCGGTGGAGCCGTTCCAGGACCAGATGGGGCGGGGGGGCGTCTGGGGAAGGACGTGGAAGGGATGGTCGTACTTGCAGCCTGGGCAGTAGAAGAGCCAGATGCCGGCGCTGATTTCGTGGATCTTGGCGCCCACGTCAGTTCTCCCGGTTCTTCTCGAGCGACTTCTTCATCTCGAGCTGCTTCCTCCGCGCCTCGGGATCGACGCGGGCGTTCGACTCCTCGAGCATGCCGCGGAGGTCCTCGAGGTCTGCGCCCTCGTGGTCCTCGCCGGCCAGTTGCCGGACCATGCGCGCGAGGTTCGGCTTCTTCTCGCGGAACCCCTTCACCAGGGCCGCGACCTCCGCCGCGCTTTGCTTCCGCATGAGCGACACCTCGAGCTCCTTCCCGTCGAAGACCGTCTGAAGCTCCCGGAGGGTCAGCCTCCAGAATTCATCCGGCTTCAGGCCACAGAGCCCGCAGGCGAGGCGTTCGAGTTCTCGCCAGTCGGTAACGAGCCGGCCTTCTTCAGCATCTCCCTCACGTCCGGAGGCAGGGACTCCAGCACGTCCTCCACGTTTTTTTTTGAGGCCTCGGGGACGGTTCCCTTGATCGCCTCCATGACCTTCGTAAGGACGTAGGTCAGTTTCCCCATGAGGTCATCAGGCGGCGCCTGGTCGATCAGGTCGCCGGCCTGGCGGATGGTGAGATGCTCGTCCTCGTGGAGGAGCGCCGCCCAGAGGAGGGCGCGCGTCTCGCGGAAGCCCAGGACAGAGCCGAGCCGCATGAGGTTCCCGCCGGCCGAGGCGGCCTTGGTGAAGGTCTCGTAGAGGAGCGTCAGCGCTGGCTTCCCGTACTCCGTCTCGAAGCTCGCCAGCCCGTTCGCGTCGAACTTGAGCGTGCGTTCCTTGTCGAGCATGATCGCCACCTCGCCGCGGAACTTGTTCATGGGTCTCCTGCTGGGCGCTGGTCTTCAAAGAGACGCCGGGCCCGAAAGCCGTGGGGTAAAAAGCGAGCCCCGCCGGCGCGGCGTGCTGACCGGCCGGCGAGGACTCAGCCAAGCGGTGCTTACGGTGAGTTGACGAGCGGTCCGGCTCCCTGAAATTCCGCTGTGAAAGAAACGACGTCGGACTCCGGGAACTCGCTCGAGATGTCGGTGATGATCGCCTTGCCCTCCTTCTTCTCCCCGCCGATGGGAGAGGCGTCCATCTGGACGAAGACCTGCGTCTTCGCCGCCCACGCGGCGGTGATGTAGCCCCACGCGGAGTCCAGGGGATTGAGCGCGCCGTCGCAGCCCATGCTCCACGGGGTCCGCGTGATGACCCCAGCGGGCCACCCGTTGTCATCCTTGTGGGTCGCGTCAGCGGTCTCCGTCGTTCGTCCGAAGGACCCGCCACGCTGCTGTCCGATGGCCACCCAGTTGGCGCCGGCTCCGCCGACGCCGTTCAGGTCCACCTTCAACTTGACTTGTCGTCCAGCCCAAACAGCCATGGCCGGGGCCTCCTACGTGAGGGGCTCCGGCCTTCAAGAAGCGCTGGCCCGCGAATCGGTGCTTTAAGTCGGTTTCGTTCTGGCGCCTGTGGTCTTACCTGCCGCTCTCCGCGAGCGAGACTGCCTGCACGGTGACGGTCGTAACGCCTGTGTACGCCACGTTCACGCGGCCGTTCGAATCGTCGAACTCGTTCTTCGGGAATGGCCCGATGAGCTTCTCCCCGGTGGTCGCAGGGACGATGACGGCGACGTCGTGCTCCACGTTCTGCGAGCACTTGATCTTCGAGTCGATCGTGACGGTGATCTGCGCTCCGGCGTTCTTGATGTGGAGGAACGTCCGGCCGTCGTTCGGGAAGTCGTCTCCGCCGGCGGAGGCCGCCACGAGAGCCGGCGTGTGCCCAGTGTGCTTGAGGACTGCTACCGTGAGAACCGCCATGAGCCTTCTCCTGTCGAAGAGGCTCTGGCTCGCACGGAGCGCCGGCCTGCAAGGTCGTGTGCTACTGAATCTCGAGATCCTGGACGATGAACCGGAACCGGAGCTCGGCGGTCTGGATGACCTCCGCCTCGCCGGAGAGCGGGAAGGCCTCGCAGAACTCGAGGCGCGTGAGAACGTGCTTCCACCCTCCCTCGAGGTCGAACGGCGCGCGCGAGACGGAGTGGACCACCTTGTCGATGATTCCCTGGATCTCGAGCACTCCCTCTTCCGCGGAGGCGATACCGATGGAGTAGGTCACCGCGCCGATCCCCGAGCCCTTCGTCGATTCGTCGGCAATCGAGAAATCGTGGATCGTCACGAAGGGATGCTGCTTGTCGAACGGCACGTACGCGAAGACCTTGATCGGGCCCAGGTCCTCGGAGAGCCGCGCGTACAGGGCCTTCTGCATGGGCGCGAGTGGGACGCGGAGGAGCATGGGTCATCTCGCCGCCTCCCCGGCCTTCCTGAGCGCCACGCGGATGGCCGACATGAACTTCGGCCGCTCCTCCGCATAGGACGGATAGAGGAACGGGCGCGCGACGTTCCCGCCGCGCTGCTTGATCTTCCGGGCGATGACGAAAGCCAGGCCGCGGATGGCGTCCTGGTCGTTGACGACCTTCGCGCCGAAGCCGGCGCCGCGGAGCCTCGTGGCCCCGAAGGACCTCGCGTGCCGACGCACCCAGGGGATGAGCGCCGCGATGGGAGGCATCTTGTGGCTCGCCCCGTGGGTGTACCCAGGCGGGAGCGGCTGCTTGTTGGTGCGAGCGCCGAGGGGCCCGGTCCCGAACTCGACGAACTTCGCGTACTTGACGTTCGTCCCCACCGCCGCGGCGAGGCCGCCATCGAGCGTCATGAGCCGGATCGAGCTCCGGAGCCTGCCCGTGTCCCCGCGGCAGCGGCGGACCGCGCCGGCGTGGATGGCGAGCGCCGAGCGCGTGATGGCCTGCGCCACCTCGAGCTTCGCCTGCCTCGAGAGCACGCGGAACCTCCCGGCCAGCTCGCGCGTCCCCGTGAGCTCGACCGAGATATCAACGCCGTTTCGGAGCTGGAGGGTCACGTGGGGCGCGCCTCCACCAGGCGGAGCTGGATCAGCCCGCCGTAGGTCCCCACCCCGAGGATCTCCCACTCCTGGCCGGCGGAGTCGAGGATCCGGTCCGAGCCCAGGATGCCGAGCGTGTCGGACACGACGACGAACCCCTGGCGCCGGACCTCGAGGCGGTGGGTGAAGTAGGTCTCTCGCGCCATGACCGGCACGAGCTCGCTACCGTCCACGTCGCCCAGGTCGGCCCAGGATGGGATCTGGCCGCCTCCGAGGTCCGTGGACGGGGTGTTCCTCCGCACCGTGTAGCGGAGCGTCAGGAAGGTTCTGGAGAGCTCCTCGACGATCATGCGAGCGAGACCTCCACGGCGTGGGGCGCGATGACCGTCTCGAACCACGGCGGCGCGGACCAGCTCCGCCCCTCGGCGTACGTCACCGAGCCGACGCCGGCGAGGGTCTCGGAGATCTTCGCCCCGGTGGGGCTGTGCTTCTGGTACCAGTAGGCCGCCAGGGCGTGGACGGCGTCCTCCAGGTCCGCCGGGAGGAGGAAGCCCGAGGTGTTGTAGGTCACCCGCACCAGGGGCCAGTATGGGTCCGTGTAGGCCATCCAGGCGGCCGCGGGCTCGTGCGGGGGCCAACCGACCTGGAGCGCCCCACCGAGGAGGACGAGCCGGCCGCGGGAGGCGTCGACCAGGTCGTAAGCGGCGTCACCCCAGGTGCCCGTCTGCTCGAGGTGCCGCGCCTCGACCTTCGTCACGGTGGCCACGGGCCGATGCTTGAGCGTGATGACGGTCCCGACCTGGATGCGCTCGAAGATGTCGATGACGCCGGTCTGGGCCTCGAGGTCGTAACGGGTCCGGCGCTGGAGGTGTTGCCTCGCAGCGTTCAAGCTCCGGCCCACCGCGCTGTCCTTCGACGTGTCGCTTGTGAGTATCCTGAGCTTCTCCTTGACCGCGCCGACCGTTAACGGCACTCCTCCTCCTTACTTCCCGGTCGAGAGCCACAGCAGCGCAACGATGCTGTTCGCCGGTGAGTTGGTGGCCTGCGCCGTGAACTGCACGGTGTTCGCGGCCGTGACCTTCGCGACGGCCGTCCGGTTGAAAATCCCGACGGTGCCGGTGTCGTTGGGCGGCGGGAACTGGACCGCGGCCACGATGATGTCCCCGACTTTGATGCCGGTGATGGTGATGTTCGTGTCCGCGGCGGCGCCGGCCGCCACCCCGAAGCCGACGTCGGGCGTCCGTCCACCGAGCCTCGCGGCGATCTTCTTGAGATTCAGTCCGGGCATGTTTGCTTTCTCCGCGGGACCGAGGCCCCCCGCTCAGGGAGCGGGCAGGCCGTCAGCCCAGGTGGATCAGATGGCGTCGATGGCGAAACCGAGGACGACTGCTTCCGGGAGCGCGTACTTCACGTCATAGCGGAGGGACACGCAGAAGGACGTCGCGCCTTCACGCGGGTCGCGGAAGCGCTCGACCCGGAGCCGGCGGTGCCAGCCGACGATGATGTTCTTGGGGTTCGTGAGGATCGCGAACTTCGTGTAATCCTGCGCGACCGAGTTGATGGTCCCGGTGCCCGAGAGGAGCGGCGTGGGGACGACGGGGATCCCGCGGAACGCGCGGAGCTTCCCGCCGACCAGGGTCTCGTCGCCGAGCGGCGTGCCGCGCGCGGACAGTTGATCCGTCCACGCGTCCGACAACTTGATCGGGACGAAGAGCCGCATTTGCGACGGGTCGCCGCGGTAGCGGTAGGGCATCCCCTCGAGCATCTTCCGCATGACCGTCTCCGGGTCGGAGATGCCGGTCATGGTGATTTCCTGCGTGGCGCCGAGCTCGGTCTGAGCGGTCTTGATGAGACCGTCGAACGAGTCAAGCCACCCCTCATTGTCGCCCGCGATCCTCGCGGTGTCGCTCTTGATGGCGAAGTCCTCGATGTCGCGGCCGACGGCCCGTCCCAGGCCCTCCATGATCGTGTCGCCGATACCGGCCTGCTCGACCGAGTCCTCGAAGATCTCGTCGGACACCGGCACTTCCCCGCGGAAGAGGTTCGTGCTCAGGGTCACCATGCCCGTGACGGGCTTCTTCCGATCGGCGTCCGCGAGGCGCGTGGCCTCGACGCCGTTCGTGAGGATGCGGACACCGTGGAAGGACAGGCGCGGGACCTCGAACTTCGTGGCGTTCGAGAACTCCTGACGCGCCTCCTTGAGGATCACCGCCTCGTCGGTCGCGACGCGGATGAACTCCTTGAACTGGTCTGGGGAGAGCAGGCCTCCGTTCGTGCCGCCGGAAAGATCCGGGCTCGTGAACGTCGCCTTTGCCAGCCACCTTCTCGGCTTCAGAACTGAGGGCATGTGGATCGGAGCTCCGTTGTGGGGCTCCGGCCCTCATGGGGCGCCGGCCCTCAGTTACAGTCTTCGTTCAGTCTTCGCCGAACGGTGCGTCGTTCAGTCTTCGCCGTACACGATGTTCTGGAAGAGGCCCTCGCCCAGCTTGGGCGCGGTCTTCTTCACGCGGCGGCCCGCCTCGAGCTGACTCGACTCCGGGTCTTCGTCCTTGCGGCCCTTCTTGAGGCCGCGCTTCGTCTGCCCATCTTCCTCCGGCTCTTCCTCCTCTTCCTCGGGCCCTGCCGCGAAGTATTTCTCGACCGTTGTCTTGAGGTCGCCCACGGCGCCCGTGAAGCCCTTCAGGGTCTCGAGCGAGTCCTTCGACAGGCTGATGTCCTTCGAGGGCGTGGTCGCCTCCGCGGCGCCGGCGGCGGGCTTCTCTCCGGCGGCGTCCTTCTCGTCCTCGGCCTTCCGGAGCGTGAACGTGCCCTTGAAGTGCTTCGGGCCGAGCATCTTGACGAGACGCTCGAGCTTCTTCTGGCTCAGGCGGTCGAGCGCGACGGCCCCCTTCTGCAGGGCCTCGATCGCTCCGGCGGCGTGATCGGCGAGCTCCTGGAGGTTCGCCTCGAGCTCGTCGGGGTCCTCGGTCTTGAGGACAAGCCACTTGCGCCCCGTGGCCGGCTCGTCGACGGCATCGCTACGGTCGACCTCGAGGTCCTTGAGAGCGCTGGTCATGGTCTGAGTCCCTTGCTCGAAGGACTCAGGCTCTCGAGGAGCGCCGGTCCGCTGTTGCGGGTGGGAGGGCTCTACCTCCCGGTTGCTTACCTGATGCTACCCCTTACAGCGATTGCAAGGAGGGCGTTCTGATTTTCCTCCTGTCGGAGGAGGTATCGGTTGGTCGCCTTGCAGGTCCTACAGCGCCGCTCGAAAATCTTCCCGTCCCACGCCCCGATCGGGCGGTCGCAGGTCAGGCAAAGGATGGCGCCGTGGCCGCCTGTCTTCAGGCTGAAATGGGTCAGGAGCTTACAGGGCCGGCAGAAAAGCTCGAGTTCCCCGGTCTCCTCCTCGATCCTCCCGAGGAGCCGCTGGCAGCTTTTCTGGGGGCAATGGATATCCTTCATGCCCGTGCCGCCCACCCCTGGATGGAGAATCCGTTCAGGTCGCCGCTCTTGATGAGCGCCCAGGCCTGGGGCTCCCACACGACCCCGAGAAGCCAGTCACCGGGCGAGATGACCTGGCCGCCGATGGTCGTCTTCTCGAACCGCCAGACGTAGCTTTCGACGACCCGGCCGGCGCCCTCCGTCCCGAAGCGGTGCATGATCCCGACCTTCGGGTCCTGCATGAACTGCCACGCGGCTTTCTCGAGCTCCTCGGCGTCCGCGTACTCGCCGTGCGCGTCCACGCTGTTCGCCGGGTAGGCGACCCCGAGCGAAAAGCGCTGCTCGTCCGCGCGCTTCACGAGTCGGTAGCTCGCGAGCTTGTCGGTCGCCTTCTTGACGTCGACCAGGCGGTGCCCGCGCGAGAGGTTCAGGGGATCCCGCGGCAGGATCGCGCGCGTGACCCCGCGGGCCCGGAGGATCTCGAGCGACTTCACGAGCTCCTGGCGCGCGGCCCACGGCGCCTGATCCTCGGTCCATGCCGCGGTCCAGGCCTCGCCGGTCCGCTCGAAGAGGAGCCGGCCGGGGGCGAAGCGCTCGCCCTGGAGGATGACCTCGACCGCGTCCTCGGCTGCGTGCCCGAGGATGTAGGTCCCCGCGCCCTTCGTCTTCCACCGGGCGCGCTTCCCGCTGCCGTCCCTGAAGGCGGGAACGCCGGGGGCCTTCGGCCACGCGGCGGCCGTCGGGGCGGGGAACGTCCCGCCCCTGATCCCGAAGCCCCAGGGGAGCGGCCCGTCGAAATGGAGGAGGAGGGAGGACGTCTCCCAGGCATTCCCCTTCCGGAGCTCCTTCGTCTGGACGCAGAAGGCCCGCGGGTGCCCGCGCCGCGGCATGGCCTCGTGCCAGTGCGCCGCCCATTCTTCGGCGACGATCTTTCCCTTCGCTATGTCGAGACGCTCCTCGAGGGGGCGGCCGCGGAGGCGGAACTCCTCGCGCACGTCGCCGGTCGCCACGAGGATCCGGTCGAAGCGAAGCGCGATCGGCAGGGTACGCTCCGGGCCCGGCTCGCCCGGCTTCACGTAGGCGAGGGTGATGTGCGGCGTGAAGCCGTGATCATTCTTCGGGTAGGCGCCCTCGTACTCGAGCTCGCGCACCAGGTCCTCGCGGAGGCCCGCGAGCTCGGGCGAGTCGAAGGAGGCGTAGATGACCTCGTCGCCGTCCGAGGTAGTCGAGGCGTCGAACCGGCCGATGCCGCTGATCTGGCCTGCGAGCTGGGGCCGGCGGGCGGTGAACGCCTGGACGCAGGCCAGGGTCCGCTCGACCGTCTCCTGCGCCAGGTCCTCGAGCTTGCCGAGGTAGCACAAGGTCATGTGCAGGTCCTCCGGCGGCTCTCCGCCTGGGATGGCGATCGCCTGGGCGACGTCCTCGGGGAGGAGGAAGGCGACCATGAGCCCGCGGCCAGCGGACTTCGCGAGAGCGCTTTTCCTTTCGACGGCAACCGGCATCAGAACTCCTGCTCGTACCCACGGAGGTTGAGCGTCAGGACCACGGCCGCGCCGCCGGCGATGCACACGAGCTTCGCGTCGGCGCCCTTCGTCATCGCGATCGGGTCGGTGAACTGGTGAGTCGCCTTCGTCCCGCGCGGCGCCGCCGTCCCGATCCAGTCCTTCCAGATCGTGGTCGAGCCGTCGACGAGGAGGATCGAGATGTCATTCACGGCCGCGGCGCCGGAGATGACAACCGAGTACCCGGTGACGAAGTAGCGCTTCCCGGCGACGCCGGTCTTCGTCAGGGTGAGCGCGGCGTTCACGCCGCTGTCGCCAGTCAGATTGAAGCGGGTCGAGATCATGGTTTTGTCCTGTAGACCTGCGTGCACCTGCACTGGATGGTGTTCCCCGCGCTGGCCCCGAGGCTCGCGTCGCCGGGGAACATGAGCTGCTCTGTCCTTCCCTGGTACGTGACCTGGTGCGGCTTCTCCGCGTCCACCCAGACCTCCTTGGCGTCATAGGCGGAGTGGGCACTCCTCACGCGGTCGTCGTGGAGAGAGACCCACTGCTTCTCAAGCTGGAGGCCCACCGCATTCCCGGCCGCCACCGCGCCCTCCTGGCCCCCGAGGTTCGACGCGGCGATGACCTCCGTCCGCGCGATGACCTCCGCGCGGTTCGGGATGATCTCTGAGCCGTAGAGACCATCGATGCGGTTCGCGAGCTCGTTGATCCCCTCGCCGGCGTCGACGCCGATCTTGAGCTCGCGGCGGATGGAGTCCCGCTGAGTCCCAGTGATTTGAACGATCCTCGTGCCCGCCTCGCGGCGGAGGTAACGCGAGACGCGTTCTTGCCAGCGGTCCCTGATCTTCTCCGCCGCGAGCGATCCACCGAGGAAATCGACGAGCGCCTCGGTGAAGCCCGGGTCGTCGTCGATGGCCTTCGTCACGCGGCCGCTCCTGTCGGCGAGGTCCTGGAGCGTGGCGATCGCGAACTCGTCGACGGTCTCGGCGTACGTCTCGGCGTACCACCGCTCGAGCTCAGGCCGCATCGCGAAGAGGGCGGTTTCTACACGGGCCATCATGGTTCCGAGGCCCCCGCCGCGACGGACCTGATCGGCCACTTTTTTTTTGACGCGCGGAAGATTCGCTGAAGGTCGGGTCGCGCACGGGATACGTGCTTCTCGCGCTTCTTGTCCGTGTCGGCCGCCTTCTCGCGGCGCTCCGCCTTCCCCGGAGCCTTCACCTCCGTTGGTTTCTTCTCCTCGTTTCGCTCCGAAGAAGTAGCCCCCGGCTCCGGTGGAGCGGTCTCTGTCTCTGGAGGCGTGCGCGGCGGCTCCACGGGCTCTCCGAGGGGGACGCCCTGGAAATAGTGGAGGTCGAGGACCTTCTCGTCCTTCCTCGACATGCGGAGCTTCTCGCGTGCCTCGTTCGGCGAGAGGATCCCGAGGCGGACTCCCTCCCACGCGGCGTCGTGCTCAAGCTCGAGCTGCTCCCAGTCGAGATCCTTGAGCACGAACCGGATGCCCCTCGCCTTCAGGTCCAGGCCTCGCTCCCCGAAGAGGGTGCGCTCGAGGCGGCTCTCAATGAGCGCCTGCCCGGGTTCGATCGCGCCGTATCGGTAGGCCCGGAGCATCTCGCGCGCGGAGGACCCGCCCAGGGATCCGACCACTGCCAGGCCGATCCGGTAGGGCGGCACGCAGTGAACCATGAGGAACTCTTTCGACAGGCCGTCGCTTCGTTCCCCGAAGTGCCCCTCGCGGTGCCCGACGTTCGACGCGCGGAGGGGCTCCACGTTGACGGAGCTCGTGGGGCCGCCACTCGTGACGATGTCCGTGTGCGCGCGGCCGCGTGCCTCCGCGAGCTTCTCCCTGATCTTGGCCGCGCTGGCGTCGGCAAGCGCCGCGTCGTCCGCCGCGACGTGGATGATCGTGTCCACGAGGCCGGAGGACTCGAAGAAGCTGATGTTGTAATGGCGGATCGCGGCGAGCTCGGCGCCGGCGGGGAGGACCGCGAGCCACCGAGGGACGCCGTAGTATCGAGGCGAGCGGTAGGAGTAGCGGCGGAAGACGATGACCTCGCGCGCCGCGGGCTCCCCCTTCGTGACGTCCCTTCCGTGTTCCGGATGGATCCTGAGCGGCGAGCCGAACTCGACGAAGTACCGGGTCTGCTCCTCGATGAGCTGGACCCAGATCCCCTTTCGATCCTTCCGCTTCTGATCCCGCGGGACCGCGCGGAGCGTGTGGGCTGGGATCGGGAAGATGCCCACGATGTCGCCCTCGGGCTTGCCGCCCTTCCGCGCGATCTCCCACGCCGACCACCCCACGGCCTCGGCCTCCCATCGCGCCTGGTCGAGGAGCTCGCCGAAGGGGAACTGTGGGCAGATCTCGAGGAGGTGCTCGTCTACGGCCTGGCCGTCCGCGGCCGCCTCGGCGTCCTCCTCATGGCTCTTCTCCTTCTCGCGCGACTCGTAGGTCCAGCCGTGCCCGACCGAGTCCACGGTCTTCGCGTCGATGCACGCCGCGTGGACGGAATTCTCCTCCGCGAGGAGGAGGAGGCGCGCTGGATCGAACGGCGGCTCCACAGCCCGGTCCTGCTGGTAGAGGCCGCTGAAGTCGACCTCGAGCTGTTGCGACTCGACGTCATCCGCTGGCTCAGCCGCCTTCGAGACGACGTAAACGCCCGGCCCTCTCTCTTCTCGCGTCGCTCTGGTCTTACGCGTCTTCGTCCGGGCCAAGGTCCCAACCTGTTGCGGTGGACGCCGGTCCGCATGGGACTCCGATCCGAGTGGTGTCGATTCAGGCCGCCACCCCTCATGTTCGCCGAGAGCACAAATTGCCGCAGGGGTAGCGCAAGCCGATGACGTTTGGGCTACCCTGGAAGGTGGAATGAAGAGAGTAGTTAAGCGCCCTGGAAAAAAGCGGCGCAAAAAGAAGGTCGTGGACCGCTCTGCCGCGATTCGTCGCGAACGGGCCCGCTACGGACCGGGGAATGAAGAGCGCAGGGACCGCAGGCTCGAAGCCGCGGTCCGGCTGGATGTCGTTGCCCTCTTCACGGGCGAACCCCTCAGAAGCCGCGACGATGCGCGAGTCGTGCAGGTGCTCGAGGCGGCGCTCGAGGTGGCCCGTCAGCGCTTCTGCGGGTCAAGTAGGCTCAGGCGGATTGGCGGTCCGGAGGAGCTTCGCGAGATCCAGCGGCGGGAGATCGCTCGGCCGGAGGCGTCGCTGGATTACCCGTGCTATTGTGAGGAGCCGGGCGGAGAAGGATGGGCGGATGACGACTGATGACTTCGACAGGATGGCCCGGGCGATCGCGCGGGGTGTCGTAAAGGCGACAGGCGATGACCCTCACGAGTGCGCGCTCCTCCTTCGCCGGGCGATCGTGTACCTTGAGCGGCGGCACGTCCCGTCGTCGTGCCAGTCGCAACTCCGAAGGAAGGCTTCGGCGCTGGCTGTAAGCGGAGAAGTACAATGACGTGGCTCTGGTGGATACCAGTCGGCGTGGCGCTTGTCCTCGTCGTGTGGCTTTGGTGCCAGAAGCCGTGAGAACCCCCATCCCATCCGACGAGTTTCATGCGCTTGGCGGGTACTTCGACTTCCAGACCTCCACCTACTACTTCACCACGGAGCTGATCGCGAGGCTCCTCGATCTCCAGGTGGAGACCGCCAAGAAGGCCGCGGCCTCACGGGAGGAACTAATCAACCTGATGAGAGAGGACGCCAGCGCTGATTTTTGAGGAGGGCGATCGATGGCGAAGGACGATGACGAGCTCGTGGATGTCTTCAAGACCGAGTGGTACCGGAAGATGAAGGCTACCCTGACGCCGGGGCGCGCCCTCCGCGCCTACCGAGAGAACCGCGGCCTGGCCAGGGAGGCCCTTGCGAAGCTGCTCGGTCCCACCGCGCGGAAGACTCACGTTGCGGACATGGAAGCCGGACGGCGCGGCATCTCGAAGGAGATGGCGAAGAAGCTGGCGCGGATCCTCGGAGCCCCGGTGGAGAGGTTCCTGTGATGGCCCCTATCCCTCCCGCGGGTCCCGCCACTCGTCGTCCTCCCGAGCCTTCTCCCCGTACCTCGTAGTCACCGCGCCCACGTAGCTGATCCCGTCCTTCGGGCGTGACACGTACTCGCCGGCCATCGACAGGTTGTCCACCTGGTCGTCGTGCGCCCCGCGCGGGAAGGTCAGGAGCTCCGACTCGAGCGCGTCGAGCCACGGCGCTCCCTGGAGGAAGAACACCGACCCGTTCTCGAGCCGCGCCGCCGGGTTCTGCGCGCGCGAGAACTTGTCCTTGTCCACCTTCACGGAGACGGCCGGGAGGCTCTGTCGCTTCGCGTACTGCGCGAGGGTTGCCTGGTACTGCGTGCCCTCGATCAGGATCTTCTTCGGGCTCCAGCGCGAGTTCAGGACGTGGAGGAGCGCGAGCTGGTCCGGGCCCTCGAGCCGCTTCCTCACGACGTCGAGGAGGAGGAGGTCACTCTCCGGAGTCAGCGCCCAGACCATCATGACCGTGAAATCGGCGGACGTCTTGAGCGAGATCGCGAGGTCCGCCGTCAAGGACTTCATGCAGTCCACGGCGAGGAAGCGCTTCGGCTCGCCGTCCGGGCGGTGGAGGACGTAGGTCCCATCCTCCACGGTGAAGTAGCGGAACGTGGAGCGCTTGAAGAGCGACCCCTCCTCGGGGGCTGGACGCCCCTGGTAGAGAGCCGACCACCAGTAGGCCGTCTGCGTGCGCTGGATCTGCTCCAGGACCTCCAGGGGGTAGCGCTCAGGCCAGAGCGCCTCGCCCTCGGCGCGGCCGAGCTGGTCGCCCTCCTCCGCGATCGCCGCGAAGTTGATGTGCTCCCAGGCCTCACCCGTCTGCTTCGCGTGATCGAGGATCCGGCCGGCGAGGTCGTCCTGGTGCCACCGGGTCTGAATGAGCGCGATGCACCCGTTCGGCTCGAGGCGGGTGTACGCGGTCGAGAGGTACCAGTCCCAGATCGCATCCCGGATGGTCTTCGACCGCGCCTCGAGGGCGTTCTTGATCGGATCGTCGATGATGAAGACGTCCGCTCCGCGGCCGGTCTGGCTCGCGCGCATTCCGCTCGTCACCATCCCGCCGCGCCGGCCCTCGATCCTCCACGCGGCGCGCGCGTGGGTGGAGGGGCTCACGCGGACGCCGAAGACGGATTGCCCGTGGCGGAAGAGGATGTCCCGCGCCTTCTCGCCCCACTCCGCGGCGAAGCCGGCCTGGTAGCTCGCGAGCATGACCCGCTTGTCTGGGAAGCGCCCGAGGAACCACGCCGGAAAGAACGCGCTCACGGTGTCCGACTTCCCGTGCCTGGGTGGCATGGTCACGAGGAGGCGACGCGTCCGGCCAGAGGTGACGTCGAGGAGCTTACGTATGAGGGCCTTCAGGTGAGGCGGCTGGCGGTACCTGTGCCCCATTTCGAGAGCGGCCAGGCCCGCCGGCCCGAGGTAGGCCAGCCGCCGCAAGCTCAACCAGCTCGAGGTAGCGCTCTGCGATGACGGGGTCGTCGAGGATTCTTTCGGAGAGGGGGTCATGTGTTTTCACGTCAATGGTCGCCTGGACCTTCGACGGCAAGTCGAGGCCGAAGAGCCTGGACCACCGCTCGCGGACGCGGATCCCCGCCTGCACCCACTGCGGGTCTGCGCCCGCCGAGAGGCCAACGCAGACCTGGCGCCAGAGGTACTCGAGGCGCTCGGCCTCGAGCTTCCGGTGCTCCTCGACCTCCTCGGCGGGGATCTCGAGGAGCGCCTCGCGGTAGAGCTGGAAGGCCCGCGACTTCGAGCACTGGATCTGCTCGGCGATCTGCGAATAGGAAAGCCCCTGGGTTTTCAGCGCGACGGCGCGCGCGCGCTTCTCCTGGACGAGGACCTCGGTCTCGGCATCGGTCATCCGGTGGCCTGCGGCGGATTCTGGAGGGCGGTCTGCGCTCGAACATCAGAAGCGGCCGTCTTGAGCTGCCTGACCATGTCCTCGAGCTCGGCAATCTTGGCGTCCTGCTTTGTGGACTTATCGTTGACCAGCTTCTCTGTGGTCACCACAGTCCCCTTGACCGAATCGAGCTCCTTCGCTGCGGCGACGGCCAGACCCCGCGACTCGTCGGCCTTCTTGTTGGCGAGCTTGGCGGAGAAGTACGCGATCGTCGCAATCGCGATCTGCACCGCGGACGCGAGGAGGATCGTGAGGACGCCAATCAGGCCTGGACCGATATCAATGCTCGCGCCGAGAGTCTGCGAGGACTCCCAGCCAACGCCGAGGCCGAGGGTGGTTCCAGCAACGACAGCGAGCGTGCTCGTCAGCGTCATCGTCCCTCCTCGAGTGCGCCCCACCTGCGCATGTATTTCGGCCCGGTGATCATCGGCTCCTGTGGGTACTCCCTCGTCGGAAGCCGGGAACGGATGCCTCGCTGCCAGTCCATGTAGCTCAGCGGATTGTCCGCCAGAGCGTCGAGCGCGGCCCTGGTGAACGCCCCGTTCGTGCCGGTCGAGTAGCTGTACTGGCTGTCGGTACAGCCCGCCATGAGAAGGACGGAGGACGATGCCAGGATCCGCCCAGTGGACGGTAGCGCGGCGACGGCCTCTGCCTTCTTCAGCTTCTCGGCCTTGAGGAAAACCTCCGGAGGCATGAAACGAACGCGCCGCTGGCTTCGCTCCGAGCACGAGGAGCGCACGGACATGAAGCGCGAGACGGTTCCCGAGTGGCAGGAGTCGGAAATGAAGATGACCCGCGATCCTCTCTCGCGCTCGGAGAAGATCTCCGCCAGCTCGTCGTCAACCAGCGGGCCGATCGTGAAGACATCGATGGGGCACAGCGCCTCGTCGCGATGGTCCTTCTCATCGCCGTCGAGGTCGGGGGTCCATGTGCCATGGCCGGAATAGGAGAAGATCCCGAGATCTCCGTACTTGAGCTTGGAGATGAGCGCTCGGATGGCGCTCGTTAGCGCAGCCTTCGTTGCCTGAGCGTCGAGGAGCTTCTCCACCTCGAAGCCGCGAGCATTGAGGGCGGCGGCCCAATCGTTGGCATCGATGACGCAGTCCGGAAGATCCGAACCCGTCCCGACGTAATCGATCCCGACGCAGAGGGCGAGCTTTGACATTGCCGTCTTACCTTTCGAGAACTCGTGTTGCGTCTTCGATCACCGGAACCGCCGTCTCCCACGTGCCCTCGATGCCGAAGGTCTCTCCCCACTCGAAGAGCAGCCTCATGCCCTCGGGGTCGAACTCCTGCGCGCCGAAGGACAGAGGGATCCCCGTGGGGATCCGCGACAGGTACCAGGCTGCTCCGACCGAGTCCGCCACGGCCTTCGACTGGACGAGATTCCCCATGCCGCTTGCCGCCGCCAGGATCTCCACGCCGCGCTGCGCGAGGGACAGGAGCCGCGGCTGGACGCAGGTCGGATCAACGTCGATCTGTCCGTTCAGGATCACCCATACCTTGACGCCCGTCGCGCGAGCGCGCGCGAGCTCGAGCATGACCTTCCGCACGAGAAGCTGCTCGCGGACGCCGCCGTCCGAGTGGAAGTAGCCGTCGATGTCGACCGGCGAGTAGAGAGCCGGCACCGCCGAGCTCGCGAGGAGGACCTGACGGTAGCGCGCATAGTCCTTCGCCGCTGCGAGCGCCGTCATGTCCCAGACCTTGAGCTTGCCCGCGTCGAGGTTCGTGGTCGCCACGTAGAGGCGTCGGCTCCTCGCCTCGGTCGCCACGTAATCGATCACGTCGTTCGTAATCACCTTCGCGATGAGGCGCTCGAGCGGATCGAGGACCGCGAGCGAGTCGGAGAACGGCAGCTCGAAGAACCACCTCTTCTTGAAGATGTCCCCGTCGCGCACGGTCGTGTAGAAGGTCTCGAGGACCTGGTCGTCGGCCTCCTGGCCGAGGAAAGCGTGCGTCGCGAGAAGAGCCCCGGTGCTCACGCCGGTGACGACCTGGAACTGAGGCCTCGGAGGTGTTGCCTTGCGCCAGCCCTTGAGGACGCCGGCGCCCCACGCTCCATGCGAGCCGCCGCCGGAGAGGACGAGGACGTTCAGGTCGCCCGCGGCGGAGCGCGCCACGGACTCGAGGGACGCCGCGATCGCGCGCGATTCCGCGTTCTCGGTCTTGATCCCGACCCCGGCGAGCGTGCGCTCCCTGGACGCGGCCGCCGCTACATCCGGCGGGCACTTGCGTGCCGAGCAGCCCATGAAGAGGAACAAGGCAAAGACTCCGGAGAGGACGAGTAGGAGCTGGCCGTCGGTCACGTGATCCGCGCCGCGCCGAGCGCCACAAAGAGGCAGCCCACGAGCACCGGGCCCAGGGCCAAAACCTCGAGCGCGATGAGCACGCCGAGCACGATGACGACGAGAGCGATGACCGCTCCTATTCCTGACGGCATTGGAAACTTCTCCTTCACTTGCGCCCAGTTCATTAGCAGTCCTCAACGTAAAGGGTTCCGCAGAGCTCGAGCTTCTCCGTCGTCGACGGGGCCTGACACTTCACGTGGTACGCCGTTCCACCCTTCCCGCCCTTGTAGGTCGCCTGGACGCGCGGGCTCGAGACGACGCAGTCCGTGATGACGAGCGGCGGGACAGTCACAGGCGTAGCCGTCGGCGTCGGGAGCGGAGTCGGGAGCAGGCTCGCGCCTTCCTCGAGGTCCGCCCCGAAGTCGAAGTGGAAGATCATGTCCTCATAGGGACTCTTGATGAGCTGCTGGCCCGCCGTCACCGGATGACCGTCCTCCCTCGATGCGCGCGGGGACGCTGGATCGCAGCGCCCGGCGTGACGATGATCCGCTTCCGCCCATCGGGGAGTGGCTCCTCCCTGTGCGGCGGGAGGACGTCGGGGAAGCTGCCGACCGCGGGCGCGATCCCGAGCGCTGCCTCCTGCTGCTGGGCTTTGATGATCTTCGCGGCGAGCCAGCCGGCGTTGAAGAAGAGCGTCCGCCCGCAGCGCCCGCACCGAACGACGTAGTCCTGCCCGTTGTTGATCACCTTCGTCGCGGCGCTCGAGAGGTTCTTCCCGCACTTCCCGGGCTCGACCGTGCCCCCGTAGTCCTGGCCGGGCGGCACGCCGGGGTCACCGGGTCGGCCGCCGCCCTCGCAGAAGAAGTGCCCCTTCTCGGCGCCCGGCACGATGGTCGCGAAGTCGCCGATCGACTGGATGTCTTCGGGGTTGCGTGAGATCTCGACCATGAACCGGAATCCGTTTCGTTCAGGACTCCGGTCCGCTCGAGGGACTCCGGTCCGCGATTGATAGCTTTAGGCGGTCGCCTCTTCCTTCTCGGCTTCGACGTCCGCGATGAAGTCGAGGCTCGGCGCCTTGCCGATCCACCAATGGTCGGCGGGGTCCCTCGAGTTCATGCGGTCCGTCACCTTCACGTAACCGCACTTCTCGCGGAGGTAGGCCACGACGAGGCGCGTCTTCCGCGGCTTCGCCTCCATGAGGGTCTCGAGCAGGTCGGCGGAGAACACCCGGCCCTCGGGCTTCTCGAAGGTCCCGAGGAACTCATCGCCGTGCCAGATGTTGAAGGTGCGCGCCTTCTCGTCGCGGTCGAGCGCCAGCGAGTTCTTCGCCACAGCCTCCATGAAAGCCTCGAAGGTCCAGTTCGGGTCAACGTGTGCCATGTGCTTCCTTCTTTCTCAGACCGCGATGTAGCCGATCCCGTCCGCGTGGTACTGCACCACCAGGTCGTTCCCGTTCGGATCCACCGAGGCGAAGTCGAGGTTGATGATGATCGGCGAGAGCGCGTCCGACGTGATCTCCTTGATGACCTCGAGATGGGCCGCCGCGCTCGTGGGGTTGTACGCCGTCCACAGCTCGTCGGCCCCGTCGAAGATGCCGCGGTTCGTCGAGGTGTTGTAGGTCGTCGTCTTCGACGCCAGCGCGTGGCGGCCGGAGCCATTGAAGCCACCGGTGTAGTTCGTGCCGGTAGCCTCGAAGTCGTCGGCGTCGTCCGCGCCGCCGTCGCTCACGAAGCTGTCATCGGGGTTCGGCACGTGCCCAGTGCCCGTGAGCATCGCCTTGATCGAGGCGTCCGTGTCGAGGTCGATCGCGTCGGCGTGACGCTGCATCAGTTTCAGAACAGCGTTGCCCTGCCAGTGTGAAGCCATGCGCGATGTCCTTGCTCAAGGGACTCGGGCCGGCAACGCAGCTCTGGTCCGCCGTGGATTACCCCTGATGCTAACCGCTACCGCCTCGCCAGGTGCGCTCGCGCGCCTCGGCGGCCCACGCCCGAGCTCGCTCGGCTGCCCGCCATACCCGCTCCCGCCCGGGAGAGAACCAGGCCTCGGCGCCGGGGACGAAGACGACGGCGCTCGGGATCGTGGTCGGATCGTTCGCCACCGCCGAGGCTTGCGCCGCTGCGAGGAGAATGAAGATGATCTGGCGCGGGTCGTTCGCGGTGGCGGACCCGACCGCCGAGACTGGACGCGCCACGAACGCGCAGGCCGGGTCCAGGGCGGTCCCGAGCGCAGGCGCCGAGAGTGGGCCGCACACGATCGCCCCCGCTGGGTCAGGCGCGACGGCGCTCCCGCCGGCCGCGGGGAGCGAAACGAAGATGATCCCCTTCGCCTGGGGGGCGACCGCGGAGGCAGCGGCCGCGGAGGGGTTCGCGACGTCCGTGCTCCCGACCGTCGGATTCTGGGCAAAGGCGGACGCCGCTGCGGGCTCGGGGTTGACGACGACCCGTCCCTTCGGGTCCGGGGCTGTTGCCGAGGAGCTCGCCGGCGCGGGCGAGGTCCGAAGGATTGCCGTCGAAGGGGGAACGACGGCGGAGGCGATCCCGGGTGCCGCCAGTGCAAGAATTCGACCGAGAACGTCATTCGCCGTGGCGAGGGCCTGGGCGGCCGTTGTGGGCGCGACCACCCGGCCTGAGGGGTTTGGAGCCGTGGCGGCCGCCGAGGCCGCGAGGGGCGCCGTTGTGAGCCTTGGGGCCGGGTCTGGAGCGGATGCCGTTCCTGGGGCTGCCGCCGGGGACCGGATGTCCGCGGCTGTGGCGAGCGGGCCAAGGGCGACGGCCGAGGCTGGCCCTGGATCCAGCTTGACGACGATGGGCGTCGTTGGGTCGGAGGCGACTCCGGAGGCCGCCGCGGGAGCCGGGGAGGCGAGGACTCGGACGTTCGGATCCGGTGCTGTCCCGGTC